CTAGGCTGGTTCTTCCTCGTCGGTGGTGCTGGTGGTGGTAGTCCATTCCGTCCATGCTTTAGGCGGTAAGGGCGGGTAGTCGTAGCTGTCGAACAGCTTCCAGAGCGGGGGGCAGAATGTCCACTTGCTGTCCAAGATGGGGAAGCCGAAGTTATACATGTCCGAAATTTGGTGGGTGGTTTCGTCAATACCGACCTTGCGCTTGATTCTCTTTGTGACGATGAAAAAGGGAATGATGGACTTTTTCACAACGAAGAAGTTTTGTGCCAGTCTGCGGAGTGTTACATCCATATCCTCATGGGATTGAGAGAATACATCGACGGAAACGCCGTAATGCCTGTGGTACTTGAAGAATTGGATTGCAGACTGAGGGAGAGATTTATAATTGCGGTTATTAAATTCAATACCTGCTTCGTCAATAATCATTTTGCCGTTTTCTATCATGACGTTGCCAATGTCGGCACGAGAATCAAGCTGGAGCGTTCCTTTTATGGGAACATTGGAGTAGACAGGGATTTTCCGTTTCCAGTTTTTACCGTCAATAATCCATTGGGAGAGCTTACAGGGGAATCTTTTGCATAGTCGGATGATAATGCTTTCGTAAGAGCATTTCCGTGAGAGGTAGGCGGCGTAGGTGGTTTTACCAGAGCCGGGCACTCCAAAGTATACATTAAGGGCGATAGGATGCTTGGGGCGGCGGGAGCGGTCAAGGGAAGTCCAGAGGAAAGCAATCAAAAATATGTAAAGCATAATATTATACCTCAATCATGTTATAAAAAGTGTAGGGAGAGATACGGCGGGTTTTCACTCCGCCGTGTCTCTCCCTTTCAGGTTAAGCCATGCGCTTGAAATAGCCGATGGCGATGCCGCCGAGTCCGAGAACAAAGCCGACCAGAAGCAGGGGTTCACCTGCGATGGTGCTGGCGACAGTACCGACCCAGCCGATAGCGGCGGTGAATACTTCCGTAATGGTAGTAAGCAGAGCAGTCATAGTCATTCCATACCTTCCTTTCTAAAAAATCCTAAGAAACAATTATCTTCACTGCCTTACAAATGAGTATAAGACAGACCAGACCGAACAAATAAATGACAGGGTCAGCGGCGAGGAAGTCAGCTACGATGGAAAGCATCGTTGCAAAGAATGCAGTCATATTAGACACGACCAATCACACTCCCTATCATACGGAATATAGACCAGAGAAACGCAGTAAAGAGGACAGCGCCAGACATCCATTCCCAATCGACACCAGCCAGACCTTGCACATATTCCTCATAAGTGACGGTAGAGCCGTCCGAGAGGATAGCGGTCACGGTTTGGGTGCGGGGAGTATATGAGCCGAGCAGGGCGGTCACTGTTGACGCAAGTGTCGGCTCTGCATCGGGTTCGGGTGGAATAGGCTCTGTGAGCGTGGTAGTCAGGGCGACCACCTCGACAGATGAAGCTGTCAGCGGTTCGTCTGCGGGAACAATAAGAGGTTCGTGCGTGGGTTCAGGCGGCGTTGTCAGAGTTGTTACAAGGTCTGTGAGAGCCGTTACAGCATCGGATAAACCGCTGTCCACAACCACCACAGGGGCGGCGGGAGTTTCGACAGGGGGCGTGTCGGCGGGGGCTTCATCGTCCGTTGCAAATGCAGGGACAACGCCCAGCAGGATAATCAGAGCCACCAGAGCGGCAGCAATGCGGAATGTTTTCATAAATCACCTTATCTTTCATCAACGGCGCATCAAACCAGTGCCAGAGCCGATACCTTTTCTACCAGAGCCAAGTGCGCTATTATTGTTAAATGGGCGGCGATATGGGCGCACCTTGTCACGAGCATCGGACGGTTTGCCGTACACTTCGCCACGGATGCCACCACCAGTCACGTAGCCGAGTAGCCAGAGCGAAAAGCGGATGAGCATCAAAGCGAGAAAAAAGGCAGAAAAAGGAATATCTGTGCTAGGTATTGTTACACTGGTGAATAATCGCCAGACATTTCCGAATGTAGAGCTTAAAATATCATAAAACATACTTTTCCACCGCCTTACAGAAATGGGAATATTGCACGGAGAATGCCACCAAGCAAGCCGCCGATGCCAGAAACGATACTTGAACATACATTAATAAACATGACTGCGGCACTTACAAGAGCGGAGACAATATGATATATCAAGATGAACAGGAACACGCCAACAACAGCGTAGACAGGAATTTGCAAACCTGTGGGAAGCCAGCCGAAAAAGGCTAAGAAAAATGAATACAAATTGCAAACTCCTTTCTAGACTAAGATACAGACACCATCTTTGCCATACCAAACAGACAAACGATTGAAAGGCAAAGCACCGATACAGCACGGATTTCAGCGGGGAATGCTTGAAATGTATCTTTGAAAAGCTCGAATACTGCCAGAATATCACTGGGTAGACTAAGGACGTCCTGCACCACTTCCATCTGATTGCCCTCCCCTTGTAAATCCATCTGTTTCAAATATGCCGAACACATCACTTGATGTATCTGTGATGGAATCAATAAAATTCCTAATGCTGTTAGGGATGAAGTCCAGCAGTAAGTCAACGAAAAAGCCGAGGAAGTCAGCGAGTAAGCCGAACATAATTTCAAAGATATTTCCGCTTCCGCTGTGACTGCCGCCACTGCCACCAGAAGGGGGAGGTTGTCCATCGTATTGCCTATATCTTTCATTGCAGGTCACGCACCTATAGTCCGTATAGCCTTGACTGGATATCACGTTGCCCTCATCGTCATATTCAATCGGAACGTAACCAGTACCGACCCAAATATGACCACCTGCGGCAGCATTGACCGTGTGGGTTTCGGTGCAAGTGGAGTCAGCGCAATAATATTCATCCTTGCCGTCAGCTGTGCATGTAGCGGCAAAGCTCGCATCTTGTAGCTTTAACCAACTGTGAACGTGCGCAGTCGGTGCAGGTGGCGGCGGTGTAGATGCGGGAACATCGGGAACAGCATAGTAGTAATTGTTTACGATGGTATCGCCCTGCTTGATTGTTACACTATCGTCACCGTAGCGAACTGTCACTTGCGTATTGTCCGTGGTGGTTAGGGTATATTC